TCAATATATTTCTGACGATCTGCTGCAAGTTCAACCAACCAACGCTGATCAATTTCCATAGCAGTCTTAAACACTTCCTTCAATTGCTCAGGAATATCTAGGTGCTGTACAGATCCTTCATTGCTGATGATGGATGCCCATGTGTCATCATCATCCATGTCCAACTCAGCAAGCTTTTCTTTCAAGAACCTATTCTTATAGACGAACGCTCCACTAAGTGTATCTTGTCTAAATACATTCGCTCTGTACGGCTCAACTGAAGGGCTAGTATTGCCCATGATAAGGCTGCTACTGGCATTAGGAGCAATAGCAGTGTGATGACTAAACCTTCTACTAACATTATGGTGACCAGCATCGATGCAACTCCCACGCTGCCTATCCAAGACAGCATCAGCCCGTAAACACGAAGCATGTATATGCTTAAATATTTCATTGTTATAACTTTTAGCCATCACTCCATCGATAGCTATACCTTTCTTTTGTAAAAAAGCATGGAAGCCTAGCGCACCTACGCCAATGCTACGTTCCATTAATGCACTGTATTTAGCTCTAGCAATTGTTGGTGGTGCTTTATCAATAAAATATTGCAACACATTATCTAGCATTTCCATAACATCTAGAATGAACTGGTTATCATTCTTCCACTCATCATAGTATTCTAAGTTGAGAGAAGACAGACAACAAACTGCTGTTCGCTTTTCATTTGTTGGCAAGAAGATTTCTGTACACAAATTGCTACCATTAATTTTTAATCCCTTATCTTTCAACCATACAGGCAAAGCCTTATTAGCTGTATCAATGAAGACTAAGTATGGCTCACCAGTTTGCATACGAAGGTCCAGTATTTTCTGCCACAAATACTTAGCAGACACTGTCTCAACAACCTCTTTAGTAGCTGGGTTTCTTAATGAAAAACTATCATCAAAGTCTGGATCTTTCATGGAATTCTCAATGATGGTCATAAATTCATCAGTGATGTTGATGCCATGATGCAGATTTAATGTGCGTACATTCTGATCACCAGTAGGCTTACGCATCTCCAAGAACTGGATGATGTCTGGGTGGTGAATGTCTAGATAGGCAGCATAGCTGCCCCGTCTTGTACGTCCTTGACGGTAGGCCAATGAGCTAGCATCGTAGATCTTAAGGTGGGGCATAACACCAGTAGACTTGTCATCACTATTGCGGATACCCACATGCACACCGACACCACCACCATACATGGATAACCAGTTAGTTTCTGATAGGTTATCAACCAATCCTTCTGCACTGTCATCCATATAATTAAGGAAGCAGCTAATAGGGAGTCCACGCTTAGAGCGACCAAAAGATAAAATAGGCGTAGAGTAACTAAGCCAGTGCTTGCTGCTGTAGTCATATAGTCTTTGAGCATGTTCTTGGTTTGAAGCAAATGATTCTGATACATAAGCAAATCTTTCTTGAGGACTAACTTCTTCCTCTTTCATATAACTTTCTCGGAGTCTCTGGATACCTAATTCATCAAACAAACTATCCCTAGACAGGTCAATGTTGACCTTAAACTTTGTCATAAATATTCCTAACAGGCGGTAAAAAAAAGGAGCCGAAGCTCCTAAAGGAAAGGTAGTTATACCTCAGTCTATATCAAGGTCATCACTATATTTTTCACCCTCAGTAATGGAATTCTTTAGTGCTGTAATTATGGCAAAGTTTAATAATATTGTTTTCTCTTCCGCTGTCAAATCAAATAGGTAGGTTGCACTACCATCTTCATGTTCTTTTACCAGTTCAACATTCATTTCTTTTTCCTTTTTTCTTTCTCTTGCTCTGTCTTTATTTTGTGACAGGGTTTGCATAACACTTGTAGATTTTCTATCTCACAAAAGATACGATCAATGAACAAGTCCCAACTAACAAAGCCTTCTGTTGGTGATACTACTGGTAGTATATGATCTACCTGCACATCAGCAGCAACAAAATGCTTCTTACACTTTGCACATTTGTAATGCATAGCCAGCTTGCCCGTCTTCTTGTTAGTCTTCCTGCCAACAAAAGCTTCTTTCAAAGCTTTGAATTTAGGAGGCCAACGTCTAGACGCAGCACGAAGAGCAGAGGTGACAAAGCTCCTGAACCTAGAGTCAGTCCACTCGCCACCGTTTCTTTTCTTATCTACCAATTGCTGTATCTACTAAATGAGACATGTCAGCAGCATCGTAATGCATAAATAAATCTCTAACTATTGCAACAGCTTCGTCAATATCTAGAGTGACAAACTCACAAATAAATTCATCATACTCTGATTCACAAACATGTTCAATAACATAGCCGTTAGTTACTTCTCTAATTGTTACAGAATTGACTTTCATTCTAGTCCTTCAATATCTACGAAACAAAAGATTACATCTTCTGCATCCATTCTCTCCAACGAAGCAGTTAAGTTTTCAGTGATGGCTTCACTCAGCACTTCTTCATTTAGATAGACATTGGGTAGGTCTTCAGGTCTAAAGAAAACCTTTAATTGAATGTCAATAGATATCATAATTTTTCCAGTCGTTCTTCCACTAGCCGAGCATAGCCAATGATGTCATACCATGAGTCATGATACCACGGATCTCCATTAACAATGCGAGACATCTTGTTACAGATTAGATCAAAGCTTTCCTTCATATCGTCATCCATAGAATTCCATTCAGAGCCTGACCTAAGTGTGTCTTTTAATGCTTGAGAAACCCTTGATACATCTTCTTTGTAGTTGCCATATCTAGTGCCTCTCTGTTCCAACGTATCATCTATATTCATTGTATGCCCCCAATTGTCTTGGTATTAATAGTAAAGCTGCCATCATCAAAGCTATCATGATCTGAGTTATATGAAATATCTCCAACATCAGCAAACATCTTACCGCAATACTCAACAAGTTTGTTAGCTAGTTTATCGTCTTCTTCCATGTGTGGAATTACTGATGCTAATATCGTAGCCATACCAATCAAATTGTTTACATCATCTTCACTGATAGTGATTGGACCAAAGCCACTGACTAATACCTGAAAGTTGTTTTGATATATACCATCCACAATAGTAGGGCGTAAGATTAGTGCAATGTCATTTGGCTTTAAGCTTGTGGAGGAGTCCATATCTGTCCTTCATATCTTCGTAAGAAAAGAAGCTGAGCATTCTCTAACACACGCTCAGCATCGCCTTCATAAGCTTCCAACACTTTGTTGTATAGCTCAAGTTCATCTGTTGTGTCCCCAATTATCTTGGCTGCTTTCACTGGACCAACACGAAACAATCCTTTGATGTTATCAGCAGCATCACCTGTTAGCATCTGTGTATACAACTTAACCAAGCCCTGCTCTGGTGTAATGTAATAACCACTATGCTTTACAAAGTTGTAATGCCATCCACATACCTGATCTAAGTCTTTATCTAAAGAAACAATAACACAGTTGTCACCAAGCTTTGTAGCCTCTATAGCCACTGTGTCATCTGCTTCCTCACCCTCAGAGATAGAAGCTCCCCACTCCTTAACAAGATAACTTCTAAGGAAAGCTAGATGCTTTGGCTTAGGCTTGTCCACTCTGTTTCCTTTGTAAGGAACAGTGGTGGCTATCTCATATCGGAAGTTGTTCTTACCTGTGAGGTGCATGCTCCAACTATCCACGAAGCATTTGGGATAGATGTTATCAACACCACACATGAGGACATCAACAATTAAACGATCCAGTGTTCGCTGTGCCGTTGCTTCGTCTTCTTCCTCACATGCAGATGCTGCTCTGTATGCGAATATATCCGCATCAAAGATTGCTTTCATTAAGCAACTTCTTCAACCACCACTGGTACTGTATCAGCGGCTGCTGCTTCTGCTGCTTGTAGTTGTTCAGATCCCTGCTGTCGGATAACAGCAATGGTGTCTGTAACAGCTTCAAAAGGAAGCTTAGCAAGCGCTGCTAATACCAAATTCAATTGGTCCAATGTCAATGTGATATTCAAATTCATAATACGTCCTCATCGTTTGCATCAATACCGCTAGCAGCGGAATACTCTACCAAGTCTGTAATGACCAGTTTCTTTAATGAAGGGCTAATACCTTTTTTATTCTTGTAAGTCCAAGAATATGTAGATACCAACGCCTTACCCTTGCTACCATTGCCAATGGCTTCAGTAATTTCATCGTTGTCTGTATCAAAAACACGAATGGCTTTCTCTGATTTGCAAGTGATGTACTTGCCCATGTCAGCCTTCTTGTCTTCTCCAGTTTGAACACTGATTCCCATATCTTCCAATGCTTCAACAGCAGCGTCAGACAGGTTGCACAAGTTCAACTGAAACTTACCAGACATGTCATTCACTTTATTGTGTTGACACCAGAACACATCAGCTTTAATCTTGATGGCTTTCTTTTCTTCAGTCATAATTTTCTCCAATATAAAAACTCACTAGTAACGTCAGTGACATTCACGCCAGTTGTTGCCAATCTTTCCTTCGGCATCTACTGGGCAACGAAACTTAAGAGCTTCTCCTGCTTTAGTTGCAGCTTGCTCGATGAGCTTAACTGCTTCCCCTGCCTGATCTTCTCTTACTTCCCATTGTGTTTCATCATGAACAAACGCTAACAGTTTAGCATCTATTCTATTTTCTTGCAATAGATTTGTTGCTTCAATAAGCCATTGTTTTGCTATTATAGCACCTGCACTTTGCAACAATGTATTCAATGCAGCATGCTCAGATCTGACCCACACTCTGCGTCCATCCAGTGCAGGTAAATGTCCCTTAGCCATCAGCCTAGATATCTTCTTCTTCAATGCAGAAAGTCCGGGCGTATTGTTAATAAAACTATCAATTAGTTTCTTACCTTTGCTGCTATTTCCACCAACAATACTTCCAGCTTTGACTGCTCCTGCTCCGTAGAGCACTCCATATGTCAGAGTTTTTGTGGTATTTCTAGCCTTCTTATGTTCGGGATTGTTATCGTCCTTGATAGTACCCTTCTCCACCAAGCCAAAACTCTGTGCATTAAACCAATGGATATCACCCTTAAGCAGCTCATCCATCCACTCTTGGTCATTCAGGTAGTGGCCTAAGCAGCGAAGCTCAATGCCTGATAGATCAACACCCACTTGCTTGTAGCCTTTAGGCACTGTCCACACCTCCCTACACTCTGCTCCATAGGGGTTACCCACTGCAGGTATCTGTGCCATGTTAGGGCTACTGTGTGTAGCTCTGCCAGTGACAGCACCATTGGTAGTAACTCTACCATGCACCCTACCATCATCACCCACTAGTTCTAACCAACTACTTATCTGAGCTACACGCTTTTGTATCATCAAATACTCAGCAATTATTTGACCCTCTGGGAACACAACACCCTTCAAAGTGTCCTCATCCACTATAGGTTGACCCGTTGGGGTCATTTTATTTGGCTTCCATCCAAGGTGGATAAGCCTATCACCAATTTGCTGTCTACTTCCGGGATTGAATATGGTTACTTTGTCCTTGAGCTGCTTGCCTGTCTTCTCAGACACACGCTGTTCCACAATAGGGGGAAACACCTTCTGCATTTCTTCTTCAATGTCAGACATACGTCCACTCAATGTTGCATTAAGCACCATAGCTTTCTCAATGTCTAACATGAAGCCATTGTTTTCCATTCCTCTACAGATGATGGCAACCTCATGCTCAAGCTGAATGCTTTGTAGTGAAAACCCTTCCTTCACCATCACTGTAGATAGGTGGTTATATAGTTTCTCAAGCAGCAACACATCCTGCTCACAGTAGGTAGCCATCTCTTGTGTCCATCCACTGTCGAAGTCAGTGAAGCCAATCTTGTAGCTGCCTAAGCGGTAGCCCCATGCCTCAAGACTGTGAGGAGTAGGGGCTTTGCCCGATACAGGCACGACAATATCAATGTCGGGCTTGTACAGGCGTGACATAACAAGAGTATCTACTAACATGTTGTTAGGAATGACTACACCCCATACCTTCTTAAGCACTGGTGCATCAAATCCAATGATGTTATGGCCCACCACTTGCTCACCATCTAAGTATTGTTGCAAGCTGTCGGCTTCCCGCCAGTGCCTCACCTCTCCAGTAGTGTTGTGCTTAGTAACACACAACCATATGGTGTCATGTTTCAGGTTTGTCTCTATGTCTAAGAAGATCATCGTCCTTGTCCTTATCATTTTGTCGGAGGTTGTCAACATCTACCGACTGTTTGTAATCTTCTACTGAATCTCTACCAAAGATGGCATTCCATCTAGTAGCCCATTCCTCATCAGCTATTGATCTGGTACGCTGAGCATGTCCCTTTCCATCATTACTCATCCCAGTCCCCCCAATTCCACACCACTACAGGTGTGTCCTTTCCTATGTATGCATTCTCAATGTTGAAGTTGATGTATTCAATGGCATCATTAGAAGACATACCATCTCTGATCATCAATTGTTCAACCATCTTCTCACAATCATATACCAACACATCAACACGTTCATTACCAATCCAAAGATTGGCTGTGCCTATGATGGCACTATCAAATCCATCCCACTTCTTCATAGCATAAGTCCTTCCATTGTGTCATCAATCTCAAACATTCTGCCAGTGTCTTTGTTATAAAGCAAGCTGCAAGCTGGACCAGTTTGTCCTGCAAAACGATTCTTCAACACTCTCACCTTAGTGGTGTTACGTTCAATGGGATCATCGTGCTGTCCATTCCTCTCTAGCGATATCACCATGTCACTAAGCTGTGCAATGGCGGCACTGCCTCTAAGCTGAGCTAAGCTAGTGGTTGCGCCTTCCTCATGTCCCTTATCTGAGGGACGCTTGAGGTGGCTAACAATGATGAGAGCAATGTTTGTTTCTTGTACAAGCATGCGAAGCTTGGTCATAATTTCATCAATGGCCTTGCGCTCATCGCCATTGTCCTGACTGGATACGATGATGCTTAAGTGGTCTAAGAAGACATACTTACATCCAAGCCCTTTAGCCATATACTTCACACGATTGACAATGTTTTCAATGGCTGTGCTACCAAAGTGATCAAAAAAGTACAAGCGCCCAGTGCCTAATGTCTTTTCAAATGCGTCCCTGCGTATAGCATCAGACACCACAGATGTTGGTAGATGTAGTGGTGTATCAGCAGCAAGACTCATCATGGATAGGCTAGTCTTTCTCACACTCTCTTCAAGAAACATCAAGCCAATGTTGTCATTGCTGTTCTGTAACAAGTGCCACACTATTTCTCGTAGAGTTTGGCTCTTACCTAAGCCACTACCTGCTGTGAATGTAACAAGCTCACCTGCTCTGATGCCATAGGTGATATCGTTGAGTCCCTTCCAAGGATAGAAACAGTCTGCTGCTTCCATCGGTGTAGACACAAGCTCCCATAACCCTACACCACTGACAATACCATCAGGAACGAAAGGCTCTGCTGCCCACCAACGGGCAATGAATGCAGACTCTTTGCTATCAGCAAGCCACTCACATGCATCCTTATATGTAGGATCTGGTTTAAATATTTTGCACTTGCTACCAAACAATTCAGCAACTTCCTTAGCTGCCTTCTGCCCTGCCTCATCACCATCAAAGCAAAGCACAATGTTTTCAAAGCTGTTGATGTATTCGTAGTTTGCTTTAGCATCTTTCAATGCACTACCTGCGCCTGTGCGAATAGATACCACTGGATATTTACTGCCTGTCAATTGGTAAGCAGCCAGTGCATCAAACTCACCTTCAGTGATGGTTAAGTATTTGCCATTGGATGGGTATAGGTTCTGTCCAAACAGTGTTCCTTTGCTCCATCCACCAACAGTGGTGAACTTCTTGTCCTTCACTTCCCTACGCTTAGCTGCCACCAGTTGTGTGTTGCTGTCATAGTAGGGGAAGTAGTAGTGTCCATCATTACGAACAACACCATAGCGTTCCATTGTGGCTTTGTTAATGCGTCTGTCAGATACACTAACACTGTGTCCTTCGTTGTAACTTTTAATGAAGCTACTTGTGTCTTTGTTATCACTATCAATGTCAATCACTTCTAGTCTTTCATTGTTGGTGGAAGGGATGTATGTATTACATACAAAACATTTGGTGGACATGTCTTCGTTGATGGACAAGCCATCACTACTACCACATGTCTCACAAGGTAGGTGAGTTTTTAAAAATGTCATAACCTTTGTAGACTATTTTGTTGGTCTTGAGCACTTGCTCGTATGCGTTAAACAGCTTAGCCATTCTAGCATCGTGAAGGGCATGTAGTCCAATTAATAAATTGGCTAGCTCATCCTCTGTTGGATTCTTTTCTCTATCCATCACCACCCACAGGATGGAGTCGATGTCCTCTTTAGTTATCCAAGCAGCCATGATGAGGTTTTCTAGTTCGTGTATCTTCATGCTTGTCCCCTTGCTCGGATGTGGCTGCCCATAACATGATGAAAATGCTCATCACATAACCTTGCACACGCCTCACGCTCAATCAGCACAGCGGCTTTGATGGCATCTGCTTCCCAATGGTAGGGCTGTCCCATTTCTCTAAGTATTTGTTTGCCAAGATTGCTGTTCCGTTCCACAGCATTAAAGGCTTCGTCTTCTTCTGGTGTCCAATCAGTCATGTGTTCTTCCCTATTCATTTTGCAGCCTCCAAATATAAACCAACATTACCCAGTGCATAACCAATGAAAGCTATGCCTAATCCAATGTTTCCTTTCAGTAGTAGATCCACTGCCACCGCTGTATACACCACACCTACAATTGCAATTAGCCAAGCACTCATGACTTTTCCTCCACAAATTCTAGTGGTTGAAATTCTTTAAGAACTCTTACTAATGCATTAATAAGTTCCCAGTCTTGATGTTCAGCATCATGCTTAAGTTCATATTTAATTAACCATTCAAGTTGTTTAACAACAATTGCCTCTTGTTCAATCTGACTCAATGTCATACTAGTCCTCTCATTTCCTGTGTCACTGTTGCACTACGCAAAGTGTTCTTGATGTATGGTGTTAGGCTCTGCGGTGTAGCATGACCTGACACTGACATGATGTTGGTGATGGGTACACCAGCCTCCACCATTTCTGTTATTGCTGTCCTTCGTAGGTCTTGCAATACTAGATCACTGGGGATGTTAGCCTCAGCCACAATTTGCTTAGCCACCCTAGACAGATTGAATAAACTGTAAGGCAATAGCCCACCCTTCCTATCAGGATTATTGGATGGTGCAATGTATTGCTGCCACCCAAACTCAGCATGCTGTTGCTTCAACATGGTGAGAAGCCCAGTGCTTGTTGGTATAGACACTCTAGACCTGCGCTTGCTCTGCTCTAGATGCAACACACCCTTCTCTAAGTCTACCTGATCCCATCTAAGCTTACGCATATCACCCATACGCTGTCCATATTCATAGGCCATCTGCACAATGAGTCCTACATTACGCCATTTGAATGTGCTGTAGGCAGTGTTCATGAATGCTCTGACATCTTCCCTTGTCCACACAGTTCTTCGTGGCTTGTCTGCCCTTCTAAGCACCTTGCTAAAGGGATTGTGTGTGATGTAGCCATGACGAATAGCAAAATTAAATAGCAAGCGATAGACAGCTAAGGTGTGGTTAGCTAGGCTAACACTATGTTCAGCATGCTGTTCATATATCTTCTGACAATGCGGTGTAACTAAGCTACCAAGCTTGCATTGATATAGAGGTATGCCGTTAGCTTTGCTGTCCTGCCATCCCTGTAGATAGTAGAGGTAGTCACGTTGTGACTTCACACTCAGCTTTGTATAAGTGATGTTGTTCTTATACGCCTTGATTAAGTCAACAACTTTCGTATCCTCTGATATATCTTTAAGATATCTAAGTTCTTTACGCCAGTTGTCTAGCTGTGCGTTCAGCTCTTCAGCTAAAGAAAAGGCTTTAGATTTGTCAGTGCCAAGCACACGCCTAGCCACCACCCCTGCATCCACTGCATCCTGTGGTGGGTTGTAGCGATACTTGGTTATGCCTTCGGCAGCTTTGGCTAATGTTACATAGCGAGGCAGTGTCATTGCTCTCTTGCCTTCATCATCTCGTCTGCCATTCTGTAGCTGGTACTAGCCAAGCGATCTTGGTCTGCGTCTGACCATCCTGTACAGGCCGCAAGCATCCCCTGCATAGCTTTAGCCGCAAAGTAGTCACGCAAGGTCATGCCATCTTTGTATTGATCGGGGAACGCTGCTTCCATATCATTCTTTTCCATCATCACCTCCTAGTGCATAAAGTTTTTCAGCCATATCAATCAACTCATCCTTCTTCACTAGCTTGTCAAGCCATCTAGTGGGTATACCTTTCAAGCCATACTTACGCCCTGCCAACATGCCTGTCACTGCACCAACAGTGTCAGCGTCATAGCCTTTGTTCACTGCCATCACCAAAGCTTTCTCAAAGCTTGATGTTTCTCTCACACAT